TGAAAGGGCGGTGGACTTGCCAAAGCCGCCCAATCTGCTAAGTGCAATTATACACTATTTGGCAAGGGAAAGGAAGCGTGAATTTGCCGGAAGAAAGGTTGGGACGTATGCCAAGAGCAAAAAGCGGAGAGTTTAACCAGATTGCTTATCAGAATGAATTTAACAAGAAAAACTATGACCGTATAGAAATTAAGGTTCCGAAAGGGAAAAAGGCGGTCATAACGGAAGCCGCAGCGGCAGCAGGACAAAGCGTAAGTCAATATATCACCCAGGCCATTGATGCAAGGATGGGCCTGGTTTAAGATGCCGCCCCGGCAGCAGGACAGCCGCCGGGGGCAACTAAAACGGCCATGCCAACCATGGGCGGCGTGAGGGTCCAAAGCCCCTATAAACTGTTGATGGGTTGCACTGGTGCAAAAAGTACCTACCAGGGAAGCATACACGCCTATTCTTCCCAGGTGGGCCGGGAACTAGAAAACCATGCCACGCCCCGGTGAAGTTATCCGGCGTTTAAAAGGTTGTACGACAACACCCGGTATATTGCAAGCTGTCATCCTATAAGCCGTAGGGCGTGATACGGACGGATGGCCGCTTGCGGTATGCGAAAACCAGAAAGGAGCGGTAAACGTGGCGGATAAAATCAGATGTAAAGATTGTGAGCATTGCAAAGATTTTAGAAAAGTAGGCAATACAAGAGCGAGTTTTTCATGTGAACATCCAAACCAGAAATATATTTTGAATTATTTCAATGAACATAGAATACAGAAAATGCCGGGATTTCTAGGATATGGCAAACCGTATTCGAGAGAAGTTCCCATAAAAACATCCCCGGCGTGGTGCCCAAAGAAAAAGAAAGAGGGCAGGAAATAGCCGCTTACATCTATAAGCAAATAACAGAAAGCGAGGGTTTAAGCATGAAAATCATGTTAAAAAGGGACACCGATTTGAAAGACCTTGAAACAAAGTTAAATGAAAACCTGGCCGCCCTGGAAGACCTTGAAACAAAGGTAAATGAAAACCTGGCCGCCCTGGAAGCAGACGGGGCGGAGATAATGGGAATTGAGCATGGAACGGAAACCTTGCCCGTCATCCGTGGAAAGGAGATTGCAGACTATAGGACTTCTTACACGGTGATGATTGTCTACGAACCGTCCAGGCCGGGGGCGTTGAAATGAACGCCGGGTTGACATTGGGGAGCCTTTTTGATGGGATAGCCGGGTTTCCCCTGGCAGCAGGGCGGCACGGTGTCAAGACTGTATGGACAAGCGAGATAGAGCCGAACTGTATAGACATAGCAGGGCGGCATTTCCCAGATGCCGTGAACCTGGGGGACATTAACGGGATAAAAGGCGGAGAAATCCCCGTGGTGGATATTATCAGTTTCGGAAGCCCTTGCCAGGATTTAAGCGTGGCCGGGAAGCAGACGGGGCTTGACGGTTCCCGTTCCGGCCTATTCATGGAAGCCGTGCGGATTATACGGGAAATGAGGGAAAAGACAGATGGAGAATATCCAAAGTATATCATATGGGAAAATGTGGCCGGGGCTTTTTCAAGCAATAAGGGAGAGGATTTCCGCCGGGTCCTGGAAGAAATCACAGAAGCCAGTATTCCAATGCCTACAAGTGGGAAATGGGCATCCGCCGGATTGGTTGGAATTGAGGAACCAGGGGGGGGGGGATTTGCGGACAGTCGCATGGCGGCAGCTTGACGCACAGTTTTGGGGAGTTCCCCAACGTAGAAAAAGAATCTACCTTGTCACAGATTTTAGAAATGGACGTGCTGGACAAATACTTTTTGAGTGCGAAAGCGTGTTGGGGTATTCTGTCACGGGCCGAGAAGAGGGAAAAGGAAGTTCCGACAATCCTAAAGATAGCCCTATTGGAGAGGATAGCGGAGGACTGGCAGAGGAACCAGGCGGACAAATGAAACTGGATTTCGGCAGGACGGCGGATAGGATTTACATAAACGCCACGAAGAGCGTAACCCTTATGGGGAGGGCAAGGGGCGGAGGTGGAAAGACTGGCCTTTACTTGCTTCCCGTCTATACCATAGCCGGAAACGTCATTGGCCGGGATGCAAAGCACGGCGGAAATCAATTAGGGATAAACCAGGACGTTGCCCCAACGCTTACAAGCACGGACCGGCACGCCGTAGCCTATACACAAAGCGGTTATGCGGAGTTCAAGGAGGGCGTGGGGACCATAAAAAAGAGCCGTGGGGCAGCAGGGGGAGGAAGTGAAACCCTTGCCGTGATAATTGAGCGGATTGCCGCAGCGGTAAAGTACCGGGTTCGCCGCCTTACGCCGCTTGAATGTGAACGCCTGGACGGGTTCCCGGACTATTGGACAAGGTACGGGGCATCCGGCAGGGAAATGTCAGACAATGCCCGTTACATGGCCCTGGGAAACAGTATTGCGGTCCCGTGTGCAGAGCGTGTATTTATCGGCATAATCAAAGCGGAAAGCGAGGGTGGAAACCATGGTGGTACGGGAGTTCCTGGAATTGATATGCAATTCGGACAATCTGATGATTGTACGGGATGCCAAAAGCGAAGCAGGGCAGGAAACCATATACAAAGGGTATAAGGCATTGTTGACACATGACCCCGTAGCGGATGCCGTCCTGGATGCCCAGGTGAAACGGTTTAGGGCATCCCCGGAAATCCGGCATAAGGAATGGAAAGACCGGGGACTGATGCCGCCAATGGAGCCGGAGAAAACGCCGGATTTCCGCTTTTCTGATTTGCAGATGACCCTATATTACAAAATCATCATTTAGGAGGAATGAAAGATGGCGGAAATGAAAGTAAAGGTGGAAATAACCGACTGGCCGGAGTTCAAGGAAAAGATTGCCAGGATAAAAAAGGTTATGCAGCGGCGTGCCTGGATAAACGGCCAGAGGGCCAGGAAAGCGAGGAAAAGAGGATGGACAGATTAAAGGCGGCGGAAGCAAATTATAAAAGCTATACGCCTATCAATGGAGTGGTGGAGCCGGATTTTCTGGAATATCTCAAAGAAACATTCCGAAAGTGGCAGCAGTACCATGAAGAGGGCGTGACGTTGGGCAGCCGTGAGATTGCGAAGCTGTCAAACATGGTGGCCGGGGCAAGGCTTAATTCCCGTTTTGGGTTTGAGAAACTGGCAAAGCGTTTCACGGAGGAAGAGGGGGAAGAGTGGTTCTCCCTGCTGATTTATAAGAACCGGGAAGAACTGGAAATTGATGCAGAGCCTTTATATTGTTTTGCATCCAGGATTCACAGATAGAAAGAGAGGATAAGGGCATGGGATTATTAGATGGATTCACAAGTGACGGCACCGTGGACATGAAGTACATGGAATTTTACAAACTTATGAGGGAAGCGGCAAAGGCGGAGTTAATGGGAAATGCGGCCAGGTGCAACGTGCCCCATGAGTATATCCGGGAAATGCTTACCGGGAAGATGGAAGCCCCGGAGATTCTGCCGGAAACAGAAGTACACCCGGACTATGAGATTGAGAGCATGATTACTTCCGCCAGGCGTTTCTTGCGTATGCTGCCGGATGAAGAGCGGTTGGAAAAGGGTGTGGAAACCTTAAAAAGTATCGTGGAACTGGCAGAACGGGAACGGCTTAATGAAATCATTCTGGACAATGCGGAAAAGTTAAAGGCCAGGGAAGCCGCCGGGGAAAAGAGGGTGCCGGAAACATGGAGTTGTGAAACGTGCTTCCACTACAGAAAGGGAAAGAAACTTCCTATCTGCGGAGGGTGCGAGGACGGGAGCAGATACACGCCTATGGATGCCGGGCAGCAGGACCAGGACACGGACGGGGAAAGGGAGGATGGAAGCCATGGCAATGAATGAGTTAAGGGCAGAGGTTGAAGCCGCCGCCCAGGCAGAACTGAACCGGGCAAACGAAAGGTTCCCTTTATTCAATAGCCGCCATGAGGGTTACGCCGTGACCCTGGAAGAATTGGAGGAAGCAAAGGAAGCCCTGGAAAACGTGGAATCTTCCCTTGCCGTGTTGTGGGATGGAGTAAGAGGGAAAAAGATAGCTTGTTTCCTGGTGGAAGATGCAAAGCCAATGGCAATATACCGCCAGGCCGTGGATGCCGCTTGTGAAATGGTCCAGGTGGCGGCCATGCTGTTGAAATATGAAATGAGCCAGGCGGATGCAGACGGCCAGGCAGAAAGCGAGGGAAAAGACTATGGCGATTTATGCAGTTGATTTTGACAATACACTGGCAGTTACCAGGTTCCCGGAAATCGTGGGGCCAAAGGAAAAGGTTGTGGCGGCGGTGAAGATGCTGAAAGCCAACGGCCATAAAATTATCCTCTGGACAAGCAGGGCCGGACAGGATTTAAA